AAGGATGACGGACCGAAGGACGAAACCATCGAAGACGACCTAAGCCGGAGCCTGAGAGAATTGGGAGAGGGGTTGGAGAGCGATGAATAAAAGAAATCCAATAAAAACCTGCGAAACCTACTGTAAAGATTCTACGGACTATGTTCGTATTGCACTTGCTATTGAAATCCTTGCCTACCACAACAAAAATTATCTGTGGACTGGTAATAATTTCAAGATAAGCGAAGAAGTCCAGACCTTGTTGGCGGAATCCTTAATTCAGCAACAAGAAGAATGATTTCCAAAAAGCAAAAGAAAATCCTCGCCTTCCCCTACAGCCCCTACGATGCCCTGATCTGCGACGGCGCGGTCCGGTCCGGCAAAACCTCCATTGAGGTGGTGGCATTCATCGACTGGGCCATGCGGGAGTTTTCCGGCCAGCGGTTCGGCATCTGCGGCAAGACCGTGGGCAGCGCGACTGAGAACATGGTCATTCCCTACATATCCCGCAGTTACGCCAAGAAACGTTATACGCTCCACTGGCGGCGTTCGCAGAAGATTCTGGAGGTTCGCCGGGGCCCCAGAGTGAATTACTTCGAGGTGTTCGGCGGACGGGACGAATCCAGCTTCGCTCTGATTCAGGGCCGGACGTTGGCGGGGGTACTGCTGGACGAAGTAGTCCTTATGCCGGAGAGCTTTGTCAATCAGGCACTGGCCCGGTGTAGCGTGGACGGCGCGAGAATCTGGTTTTCCTGCAATCCCGGAAACCCGTCCCACTGGTTCAAAGAGGAGTGGATCGACAAGCGGGAGGAGCACAATGCTCTTTATCTCCACTTCGAGATGACCGACAACCCCAGCCTGAGCGATAAGACGCTTGCCCGTTATCAGTCCATGTATTCCGGTGTGTTTTATGACCGGTATATCCGGGGGCTGTGGGTAGCTGCCGAGGGCCTGGTGTATCCCATGTTCAGCGAAGAGGAACACGTGATGGACGAGATACCCTGGCAAGCCCTCCAGCGGGGGAGATGGTACATCTCGGTAGATTATGGTACAGTGAACCCGACCTCGGCGGGGCTTTGGTGCCTGTGGCGGGGGACGGCGTATCGCGCCGGCGAATATTACTATGACAGTAGGAAGCCTGGGAACCATCAGCGCACGGATGAAGAGCATTATACAGGTCTTGAGGAGCTGGCTGGAGACAAGAAGATAGATCGGATCGTCGTGGACCCATCCGCTGCCAGCTTCAAGGAGACGATCCGGAGGCACGGGAGGTTCGCCGTGTGGGACGCAGACAACAGCGTCGTGGATGGCATCCGGTTGACGGCTTCGCTGCTGCAGGCCGGACGGATCCTGATCCACAGGGACTGCAAGGGCCTGCTGTCGGAGATCGCCGCATACCGCTGGGACACGGAAGCGTCGATGGATACGGTGATAAAAGAAGCGGATCACGCCTGTGACGACATGCGGTACTTCTGCTCCACTATCATGGCGCGGGAAGTGCGGTCTGCGGGCATATGACAAAGATATTTCGATGGGCCATCAAAAAAGAGGAGGATATCTAGCATGAACGAACTGAAGATCTTTGAAGACGAGCGATTTGGGACCATCCGAGCCATCGTGGAAGATGGTAAGACACTGTTCTGTGGGTCCGACGCGACAAAAGCGTTGGGCTACAAGAATTCGAGTAAAGCTCTGACAGACCATTGTAAGGGTGTAACGAAACGTTATATCCATACTCCCGGCGGAAATCAGGAAATGAATTTTATCCCCGAGGGCGATATCTACCGCTTGGCTGCCAAGTCTGAGCTGCCGGGGGCGGAGGAGTTCGAGATCTGGATCTTTGATGAAGTCCTTCCCTCCATCCGCCGCAACGGCGGATACATCTATAGGCAGGAGAACATGACTCCAGAGGAGTTGATGGCAAAAGCGCTGATGGTGGCGCAAAAGACTCTGGCTGACCGTGAGGCCCGCATCTCGGCACTGGAGATCGCCAACTCCGCCCTGACAGTGGAGACGCAGGTCATGAAGCCCAAAGCGGACTACTTCGATGAACTGGTTGATCGGAACCTGCTGACCAATTTCCGGGAGACGGCGAAGCAGTTGGAGGTCAGGGAGCGGGACTTCATCCAGTTCCTGCTCAACAAGAAGTACATCTACCGGGACAAGCGTGGCAAGCTGATGCCCTATGCCCAGCATGTGGATAGCGGCCTGTTCGAGGTCAAGGAGTGCTTCAACGAAAAGACCCAGTGGAGCGGCACCCAGACGATGGTGACGCCCAAGGGGCGGGAGACCTTCCGGCTGCTGTTCGTCGGGGCGGCGTGAATGGCTCGGCCATCAAAAAGAGGAGGATATCCATCATGAATGAACTGATGATTTTCAACGATCCCGAGTTTGGGACTGTCCGCGCTGTGGAGATCGACGGAGAACCGTGGATGGTCGGCAAGGATGTGGCTGCGGCGCTGGGGTACAGCAACTCCCGCGACGCGCTGGCAGTCCATATCGATGAAGAGGACAAAGCTACCGTCGCGATTCACGACGGTAGCCAAAACCGAAACATGACCGTCATCAACGAGAGCGGCCTGTATTCGCTGGTGCTGTCCAGCAAGCTCCCTGGCGCGAAGAAGTTCCGCCGGTGGGTGACGGGCACCGTCCTCCCGGCGATCCGTAAGACCGGCTCGTACAGCGCCAGCGTCCTGACGGACGGCACGAAGGCCGCGCTTGCCGAAGCCAAGGCGAAGAACGCCCGGGCCCGTGTGGCTTCCATGTGGATGAAGCTGGCCAAGGAAAACCCCATCCCAGAGTACAAGGCGATCTGTGCCCATTATGCCAGCGCGGAGCTGACCGGCGGGCAAGCGGTGCTCCCTCTCCCCGAGGCGACGGAGCGTACATACAGTGCCGCCGAGGTCGGAGAGCTGCTGGATGGCATAAGCGCCGATATAGTGGGGCGCATGGCGAACCAGGCCCCCGCGATCTTGATATGAGGCGGGGGAGATATCGCATCCAAGAGAGGGAGATACATGGGCATCATCGAATGGGCGCTGAACAAGTTCGGCTACACGAAACAGGATAGAGTGACGATCCCTGCCGGGACCATCGAGAAGGAGTTCAGTGTGCTCCCTGCCGCCTCCCGGAAGATGGAGGACGCTATCGACCTCTGGTATTCCATGTATATCGACCACCCTCCCTGGGAGAGCTGCGATGTGCGGCCGCTGGGATTGCCGGGGGCCATCGGTCGGGAGCTGGCCCGTCATGCGTTGACGGAGTTCTCTGTGGCCGTGTCCGGCAGCGAAAGGGCGAAGTACATCGACCGGCAGATGCAACTGGCGGTGGCAAGGTTCGGGATCGATCTGGAGCTGGGCCTCTGCCTGGGCGGGGTGTGCCTCAAGCCGTACCCGGAAGATGGCCGCATCTTGGTGGACGCTTTCACCACGCGCTTCACGCCGACCCGCTTCGATGGGGCCGGCAAGGCGATAGGCGGCGTGTTTGAGAGCAAACCTGTGCGCCAGGGGAAAGACTGGTTCGTCAAGCTGGAGCACCACGACTTCCAGATACGCGAGGATGGCAGCAAGGTCTACGTGGTGGAAAACAAAGCATTCCGCAGCGGACGGGACGGCGGCATCGGTGCTCAGGTCCCTCTCGATGCTATAAAGGAATGGGCAGGACTGGAGGAGCATAAGGAGATCGAAGGTCTGACCGGCCCGCTGTTCTCCTATTTCAAGCCGCCGATAGCCAATCGGGTGGAGCCCGATTCGCCTATGGGGGTCTCCGTGTATTCCGGAGCGGTGATGGACCTCATCCGGGAAGCGGACCTTCAGTGGGAGCGTATCTGGTGGGAGTTCAAGAGCGGGGAGCGGAAGATCTTCTCAGATGCCACGCAGATCGATGCAGGACAGATCGGAGACCGGCTTTTCCTGAAAGGCGCTTTTACCAGCGACGGGAATCTGTTCGAGCAGTTCAGCCCAGAGCTGCGGAACGCTGCACTATATGACGGGCTCCAATATATCCTGAAGATCGTCGAGTTCAATGTGGGGCTCGCTTTCGGAACGATCTCCGACCCGCAGTCCGTCAACAAGACGGCCACCGAGGAGATCATGACCAAACACCGGCAGTACGTGACGGAGGACTGCATCCAGGAAACGTTCCAGGCGGCATTGGACGATCTGATCTACGCTATGGACGCGTGGTGCGACCTGGCGCAGCTTGCTCCAGCGGGGGAGTACAGCGTGGGATACAACTGGGGCGACGGGGTCCTGGACGATCCTGAGACCAGGCGGCAGGACATGGCGATGGATATGCAGCGGGTGGCTGCTGGACTGATGAAGCCGGTCGCCTTCGTCATGAAGTGGGACGGCGTGGACGAAGAGACCGCCCGGAAGATGCTACCGGATATGGAAGATATGACGGACGAGGAACAGGACGAGGTGGAGTAAATGCCGCGCTATCCGTTCAGCCCGGAGATATTGGATGCCCTCCCCGAAGAGCTGGCGGAGCTGTTCCGGGGCCTGGAGCTGAAGCTGCTGGAGGAGATCTGCTCCAGGCTTCGTCTGGCCGGCGAGCTGAACGAGGTCACGGTCCAGGACGTCCGGGCCCTGCGCTCCCACGGCGTGGATCTGGAGGACATCAAGAGGGCCATCTCCAAGACGACCGGCGTCGGCATGGACAAGCTGGAGGCCCTGTTGGACGATGTAGTGGCGCGTAACCAAAGATACTACACATCGATGATCGATATCGCGCAGGTGACCTTTCCGCAGAGGCTGGTGGACGAACGGGATATCGACGCCATCCGGCGACAGACTGTCGATGGATTCACCAACCTCACCCGGTCCATGGGGTTCCTGGTACGGGACGGACGGCACAAGGTCATGCTTCCGCCAGCAAAGGCGTACCAGTGGGACCTGGACAGCGCGGAGCTCCAGATCATGTCCGGCGCGATCAGCTA